AAACTGTCCAATAGGGGTTGTGAGGATCGAACTCACCTTAGGCAAATTATGAGTTTGCTGCATTCACCAGATTGCTAAACCCCCTGGTAGGACTGCTGGGAATTGAACCCAGTTCACACCGTTATAAGCAGTGGGCATTAACCAATATGCGACAATCCCTTAAGATGCTTCTGAGTGGTCAGTGTACAAGCGTATGAGTTCATCATCCGCTGGTATCATAACTGCCCTATTTCCATTCTCATTCTCTACACCAATTGTCTCCCCATTCTCCACTCTATCCATCAGAGTTTCCCAGTTTTCCTGCCAATATTCCACAGAAAAGTATTCCATAGTTGATTTATATATGTTAAACAAATAAATGCAATTTCTCAAGAATTGTTCTGTATGCTGGGACTAAATCTCCCTCATCTAACCTAAACAAATCCTTATCAAATCTATCTTGACTTTCCTTAGACCATAGTCTCATTGAATCAGGAGATATCTCATCAGCAAGAAGTAATTCCCCATGATTATCAATACCAAATTCAATCTTGAAATCAATTAAGTCCATACCTATGAGGTTAAATATATTGAGAAGAAGTTCATTAATAATTGATGCTTGTTCTTGAAGAGGTTTAGGATCAATACCCATCAACTTTACTCTATCTGGTGTAAGTAATGGATCATGCTTTGAATCATCTTTGAGGAAGAACTCTACAATAGCAGGAATAATTGGTTGTCCCTCTTGAATTGTTGTAGTTCTTACTATTGAACCTGCTGCTCTGTTTCTTACAATAACTTCCAATGGAAGTATGTTTACCTTCTTACAAATCATTTTGTTAGGACCCAATTGCCTCACATAATGATTCCGAACACCCAGATCTGCTAGTTTCTCAAACAGAATTGATGAAATTTGACAACACAATGATCCCTTTCCTGCAGGATAATCTTCTTTCTCACCATTACCAGCAGTAACTTTATCATGATACACAATGAGAACCTCATCAGCATTCTCAAAGTCATGGACTGATTTAACTTTTCCCTCTAATAAAAGCATAATGTGTCATCCTGGTGGACAATCGAGGTGACAGGATTCGAACCTGCGGCATCTCGCTCCCAAAGCGAGTGCTCTACCAAACTGAGCTACACCTCGTGGAGGAGAGAAGGGGATTCGAACCCCTGGAGGTATAACCCTCTCTTGTTTTCAAGACAAGTGCAATAAACCACTCTGCCATCTCTCCTTATTAACGGACTTCAAAGTCCAGTTTCTTGACTTTACGTCTTCTTCTTTGTTCTTGGTAAAGAAGTTCTTCTCTAGAGAAGTGACTGTCAATCTTATTCTCTACATTATTGGATACCATGACAACTTTGTCAAGGTCAAGGGCACCAACTTTATTGTCCTCAACTCTCATTTGATTAGGACATCCACAGAACTGAACCTTGCTAGTGCTTGTCAGTTCTGTTCCACATTCTTTGCATCTGACTGTAATCATTTGATTGCATTTAACCTGAATTGGACATGGGAGTTACAGGATTTGAACCTGTGACCTACTGCGTGTAAAGCAGCCACTCTACCACTGAGTTAAACTCCCTGGCTCCTCCACCTGGACTCGAACCAGGGACAGGGTGATTAACAGTCACCTGCTCTACCAACTGAGCTATAGAGGAATATATGTCCCAAAAGGGACAGAGCGGATAAGGGGACTTGAACCCCTGACATTCAGCTTGGAAGGCTGACGTTCTACCACTGAACTACATCCGCAGGTGGGATAGTGAATGGGTGGTTGGTGGAGTATTCACTACCCCAAGCCATTCACAGGACTTGAACCTGCGACCTGATCTTTACAAAAGACCTGCTCTACCAGCTGAGCTAGAATGGCATGGGTGGGTAGAGGGATTATACTATACCCTCAATGAAGATGGTCTCACTAGTAGTAATAGTGATCCTCAATCTTTTCAGTCCTCTTGGTAAGAGTTCTGTGTTTCCACAGCGGGCACCACCCCTGACTTACTTCACCATTACAGAGTGCATGACCACATCTGTTATTCTGGCATACCCTATGGAGAATGATCAGTTCTCCAACGACTCAAGTAGGATTCGAACCTACGACCGACTGCTTAGAAGGCAGTTGCTCTATCCAGCTGAGCTATTGAGTCAAGACCTGGTTCCTATCGCCTCTAACCCTGAACCAGGAAGGGGGTCACAGCAGTGGTCTCTCAACCACCTCTATAATATAAAGCATCTGACAGTCCTTGTCAAGGGGTGGAGCAGGCAGAAATAACATCAAATACATCTTCCTCACTCATTGATGGTGTGAGTGGTAGACAGACATGTGGAGTCCAAGAACTTGTCTCACCCACAAAGGTATAGGGGTAAGAATTCTCATCAAGGATTGATGTTATTTGATTTGTATGATCATAAACAGGTGAAGTTTTGATGGAAGAATCTTCAATAAAACAGATATACTTGTAATAAGATGGTGAAACAACAGATTCAGTATAGTTAATCTTCTTAAAAGAAGAATCACCTAACTTTGAATCATAGATGTCTGCTAATTCTTCCTTATGTTGAATAATTGATTTGTAGTTGTTAATAATTACATTGGCAATTGCTGCAGAAAAATCATTCATCCTAGCATTTGGAAGTGCTGGTAGTGAATGGTGCAATTGTCCATCAACAGGATACTTACCATAATCACGCAAACAACGTGCTTGTTTTGCCTTTACAGGGTCTTTGAGAATGACAACTCCTCCTTCACCTGCTGGAATAGGCTTAGTAGGGAAGAAAGATAAAATTGCTGCATCCCCAAAGGTGCCAACATACTTACTATCTATACTAGTGAAAGGTGAGTGCGCACAGTCTTCAATTAGAATAACTCCTCTCTCCTTACACAACTCTGATATCTCTTGAATATCAGGATTGGGATATCCACCAATGTGTGTAAGAACAATGGCATCAGGTTGGTGTTCTAGAGCATCCTTGATGATATTAATGTCAGGCATCAAAAGATTCTGACTAGATCCAAGAAGGATGATCTCTTTATTAGCAGTCACCCATGGCAAACAACTAGCAAAGTATGTATTTGTTTGAACTGCTATCCTTTTGATTTCAGGAAACAGCAAACTAATTGTTTGAAGTGCAGTTCCACCACTTGAAGTTGTTACACAAGGACGTTTGTATAAATGCCAAAGTGTATCTTCAAGCAGTTTTGACTGTGGACCAGTGGACCAAAATCCAGAATGCAATACCTCAATCAATGATTTTTCAAGTTGATCATTGATTGGTTGACCAAAATCTAAAAATTTATAACCCATCATCACCTCTCCAATAATTAGACCATTTGGGATCAAGATACTCAGTAGAAGATGCAAAACGCAAATCACATGATAATCTTGGAATTAAGTTGTTAGTATTAAAGGATGCATGTACAACATTTAAACAATGAAATACTATATCTCCTTTTGATACTTTTGGTAAGTACCAAGTTGTCTCAAGTTTATCTGCCAAACCCTTAAGATCACTTGCAATTGTTCTGTCATCCCTAACCAATTTTGTTATGGTTGAAATATTTTTATGAGAATCTTTCAAATAAACAAGTTGACCATGATGTGAATCAGCAGGTCCAAGTGGTATCCAGGCAGTTAGTGCTTTACTATTATCTTTTGTTTTAAAGTAATCTCTATCACGATGTGCTAATGTACATCTAGAACTAAGGTGAGAAAAACTTCTTAGAATAGCACGTGGACAAAGAAAAGATTGATCTGAATGCAGCAACACTGCTGCTAAATTCTTCAAAACACTTGATTCAATAAAATCACAGAACGATTTTGAGCGTACAAAAGTGTTAGCAGGGTGTGAACCTATACCATGTGATAGTTTTGAACTCTTTACATGAGTCCAATCACTACCATCATATTCATAATCTCCCCCAAACATAGAAAAATATTGACTCCTTAACGAATCAATATTCTCATGAGACAAAACATTCTTTACAACTAGAAGTCCTTCTAAGTTGTTCAGAGGTTTACTGTTAAGAAGATCATCATATTCAATATAGCATTCTGAAGGAGGATCTATTGCTTCAAAAGAATTACCAGAAGCATTCAAATCATAACGCATTGCATATCATCTATGAATATTTTCAGAACCACCCTGGAAGTTCTCTGATCCACCAATAGGATCTAATTGAAGTGTGGTTGGAGCATTCTTTGTTGCCATTTGATACATGACTTCATGAATGTCTTTTGATTCATTAGTCCAATACTGACGATTTTCTTTTTCCTCTTTCTTAATCTCTGCTTCTTTCTCCATGTAATCCTGATTAGCATCTGAGATTACAGCAGGTCCAAACCAGGGATCATCAGTAAGAACTACTGGTGCTGGGATACCAGTAAATGGATTATCCATCTCAGAACACTCTACCACTTCCTCATCAATAGCGCACTCAATTTCTTTTTCAGTGAGTGGCCAGTTGATTGACTCAGCAGTTTTTCTTGAAAAAATTTGAATTGATTCTTTTAGGGATTGGATATTCATGAGAAAACAAATTTCTTAGTGTAATCGTAAGCATAGATTTCTCTGTTGCCCTTGATTCCCCATCCTAACCAGTAGTATGCAGGAACCATGTATTGAGAGACAGTTTGTCCACCACCCTCAAACATAGGCAGATTCTTTTGGAAGATGTTCTCATTAATCATGTAACGAGTCTGACCTTCCAGTGAACTTGGGTCACAACCATATTTAGTGCAGAACTCACCAAGACCAATATAGCGTCCTATTGAGGTCCACTGAATAAGACCATACCCACCCCTATGGCAAGAGTTGTAAGGAATTCTAGCCCCTCCCTCGCATATGTTGGAATGGAAGTTAGACTCCTGTTTGATGTTTCCCATAATTGTAGCAAGAGCATTACGATCTTTAATCTTTGTGTGCTCTTGGAGTTCTGCGAGGACATACTGCTCTGAGTCTGAACAATCTGGACATTTCCAACTCTCCTCATATTGTACCACTGGGATAGGTACAACTGTGGGATCAGTGGGCACTTGCTTTACTGGCGCTGGTGCCAGAAAATTCATAGCAAATAATGTTTCAGCAATCATAGGTAAAGTAATCCTTCCTGTAATAACGACCAAGGATGTTGCTATTATAAAAGGCAGGCGTCCCATCTGTCAATTTCTCAATAAGTACATTATTTAAAAAGAGTTGTCTAGTCTCCTCATAGTTTACCCTACCAGGAGTCTCATGCAAACTCAGTATAGTCCTTCTAAAGGATTCTTTTCCGTATTTTTTAACATCCTGTTTAAGCTCTGGACAAGATCCATAGTAGTTGCGCCAGTTGCTTTCAGATGTAACTCTTCTCCGCTTGACAGTTTTATCTTTACATCTAGGCTTTCGTTTTTGCCAAAAATACTTCCGCCCAATGTACTGTCGTTGGTTCTGGAGATTGGTAATGTTATACACAAAACCGTAAAAGTCCCCAACATCCCCCCCACTAAAAGGGGACTCCAGATATCTCCAGGGATTCTGATACTCTTGATTTTCTTCCACATAATAATTTAGTCTCCAGTATATATCTTCTTTTGTTCCTGATAAAAGATTACTTCATCAGGAAGATAGAAGTGTGGTCCAAGTCTTATAATTATTTTTTCTTGTTCTGAAAACTGAGGATTCTCCTCCAGACACTTCTTCTGCCACGTCATTGAACCACCAATCGTCCTGTCGCTTTGCATCTATTCTACAGTTTAAATCCTGAGAATGTGTCTTTTTGGACATCTTGCTTAATTCCTCCAACAACATAGGACTCAACCTCTGTCTCTTGTGGAGCAACTTGCAGACCTTTGGAAGAGATCCAATGTTGTGTCCAAGGTAGAGGATTAGCATTAGCAGCAATATCATACACTGGTTTGAGACCAAGTGCTTTCATTCTGCGATTGGCGATCCATTCAACATATTTCTTGAGAAGTGCATCATTGAGACCAATCATAGATCCATCTCTGAACAAATAGTCTGCCCATTTCTTCTCTTCATTGACTGCTTTGTCAAACATTGCATAGACATTCTCCTCTTCCTCTTTGGCAATCTCTGCCATCTCAGGATCATCACCTTGCTTCCACTTGTTCAGAATGTTCTGTGTAATGGCAAGATGTTGGTTCTCATCTCTTGCAATCAGTGAGATAATCTTTGCAGATCCCTCCATAAGTTTGAGTTCACCAAATGCAAAACTGCAAGCAAAACTAACATAGAACCTAATACCCTCAAGAATGTTAACGTTAGCAACAGCTCTGTAAAGCTTTCTCTTAACATCCTTTTTAGTCCAGACAGAAGATGGAGAGTCTTTCCAATCTTCCTGCCACATACTGCCAGTACCATACTCCTGGGCTGCCTGAATGAACGCGTCATATGCCTCTGTTACACTCCTTGCTCTTTCCAAGATTCTCTCATCAGTAATAATCTTGTCAAAGACTTCTGAGGGATCACTATAAACATTCTTGATAATATAGGTATAGGATCTACTGTGGATCATCTCCATGAAACCCCAGACCTCCATACATGCCTCTAGTTCAGGTAAGCTGCAGTAAGGAATAAAAGCCATCCCAGGACCACGCCCTTGAATGGAGTCAAGCATAATCTGGTACTTGAGGTTAGAGGTATAGATATGTTTTTGTTCTGGACGAAGTGATTGATAATCTCCACGATCTTTCTGCAGTGATACCTCCTCTGGTCTCCAAAAATATCCTAATTGTTGTGTTGTAAGTTTCTCAAAGATAGGATACTTGTAGGAGTCATATCTTTGAACACCAAGAGGCGCACCAAAGAACATTGGTTGCTTCTTGGTATCATGAGGGGTGCTGTTGAAAACAGTCATCCCCTTTACCTTTTTATCATAAAGTGTATTATTCACTGAACTTACCTTAAACTGCACAGGATTCACACTCTCCCTCCTCTACTTGTTCTAATTCCGCTAAAAGGTTACCTAAATTTGAAGACTTTTCTTCCTCAATCTCATCAGACTTCATGTCATGGGTATTCTGATAGTATGATGTTTTCCAACCATACTTATATGTAGTCAGCAGATCATTTGCCATTTGAGAAACTGGAACCTCATTATTGGGGTAGTTCTCTGGATTGTATGACCAGTTACCAGATATGGCTTGATCAAAGAATTTTTGCATTACAGACACCACATTTATGTAACCAGTGTTGTCAGGCATCTCCCACAACAGTGTGTAGTTATTTTTCAAAGTGGTATAGGAGGGAACAATCTGCTTAAGAGGCCCCTTTTTGGATTTCTTAATGGACAAGAAGTCTCTTGGAGGTTCAATTCCATTGGTTGCATTTGACACAACGGAACTGCTCTCTGATGGCATTTGTGCGGACAGTGTTGAGTGCCTGAGACCGTATTGATTGATAGATACTCTAAGAGACTCCCAATCATGTGCTAACTCCTCTGATGTGATTTCATCTACATCCTTCTTATATGTATCAATAGGAAGAATGCCATCAGCATACTTTGTTCTACCAAAGTATTCACAATGTCCTTTCTCCTGTGCAAGTTTGTTTGAGGACTTCAATAGGTAATACTGGAAGGACTCAGACAGTCCATGAACAGCATCCCATGCCTCTTGAGACCCATAAGAGTGACCAAGTTTGGCAAGGTAATGCGCAAGACCAATGAACCCAATTCCAAGGGACCTACGTGCCTTTGTGGCAACTTCAGCAGCAGTTACAGGATACTCCTGATAGTCAATCAATTCCTCAAGACCTCTGACTGCCAGATCACACAAGTCTTCTAGTTCTTCATCAGACCTGACCTTACCCACATTGATAGCAGAAAGAATGCACAGAGCAATCTCACCTGTATGGTCATCAATATGCTGAAGAGGATAGGTAGGAAGTGTAATCTCCTGACACAGATTGCTCATCTCAACCTTGTCTTTGAAAGATGAGTGAGAGTTACAATGGTCAATATTCATAATGTAGACACGACCAGTCTCTGCTCTCTCCTTCAATAGGTTGAGGATGAGTTCCTGTGCTCCAATGGTGGACTTGGGGATTGATTCATCTGACTCATACTTACAGTATAGATCATCAAACCCAGGGGTGCCAAAACTCTCATACAAACCAGGAACACTATGTGGGGAAAATAAGGTGATCTCCTTATTTTGGATAAAGCGTTCATAAAAAAGTTTGGAGAGTTGGATGGAGTAGTCAAGTTTCCTTACCCTATTATCTTCAGTTCCTTTGTTGTTCTTGAGAACAAGGATATCTTCTATTTCTTGGTGCCAGATTGGGAAGTGGACAGTCGCTGAGCCACCTCG